GAATGAAGACGATATGCTAGAGTGGCTAAAACAAGAAGCTAATGAGATAGGTTGTAGCTCTACACTAGCATTTTTAGGTGATTATCTAGGTGCAGACCTAGACGATTATAAATGGAAAGCTGTACAAGCTCTAGCTAGTTATCTAGCTATGGACATAATGGAGAGTGAAATATGAAAATAATAATAGCAATGTTATTAGCATCAGCACTATGTTTTGCAGAAGAGTCTATGGTAGTCAGAAATCAATTAGATAAAGTTATCAGACTATTACAAGACCTTAACGATGGACAAAATATTCAGATCATGATGCTCCAACAGATTCTAAAACAACAACAAGAGATCAATGAGAGGTTAAAGAAATGATTTACTACGTGGAAAAGTCACTAAGCAATAGTCTTCATAAAGTACCTTTATGTGCTTCTGATCTACTTATTGATGCTACTGGTCTAGTAGATATTATCACAATGAGTCAAGGCAAAGTAGTAAAAGAAGCTATGACAATTCTAGGTGGATTAGAAGAGGAAGCTATTAAGAACTATCTAATTAAATATTATGCTCAAAGAAAAGCTACTAAGAAAGTTCGTAAGAAGCTAGAAAAGGAGTTAAAAAATGCTAAGAGTATTTAAGAAAAATGAGTTAAATGGTAAGTGGGAACAGCTTAGTATTAGTGATATAGAGATAGATCTAGATGGCATAAGCCTACTAGATCTCTATAAGACTCTTACTCCTAGAGAAAGACAAGATTTCGTATATGCAATGGGTTATGACGAGATAAAAGAATTATGTTCTCTGATTACTCACTACCACCCTTCGCCTTCTACGAAGGCTTCTTCGACTTTTTAAAAAAGGAGGTGCTTAATGGCACGATATTACTATGGAGATATTGAAAGCTCTTGTAAGTTTAAGGCTGAGCTATGGTAGAAATGTTAAGACAAGAGCTGGAAAAATACCAGCTATTCGATAATAAGCTACCTAAGTTCTTACTAGATTTATCTCACTCTATACCTAACTCTAAAGTACCAGAAAGAATGAAGCTTACTATTGCAGTAAGCGAGTTTATTCTATTTATGTCTCAGTTTAGAAGACATATCTTGCACTGGAATACTAGCTTGATACCTATTAATGCTATTACCTTCTGTATAACTGGTAGTGGCGTAGGTAAAGATAGTTCAATCAATATTATGAGAAAGAACTATAAACTAGGTTATGACCATATTAATGCAATCAGAGAAGAGAAAGCAGTAGCGAGAGCTATAGCTAAGGCTAAAGATAGAAATCAAGCTAAACCTTCATCTCCAGAAACTTATTCTAAGTTCTATGAAGCACCTACTCCACTATTCGCATCACCTTCAACTAATGAAGGATATATAGCATATTTAAATGGTATTGAAGAAGATGGCATAGGAGCTGGATTTCTAACTAGCTCAGAGATCGGTAGTGAGCTTCTTGTATCACCTGTAATTACTTCTAACTTTCAGCTTATATCTGAGATGTACGATGAAGGCAAGAAAGAAGTAAAGGTTATTAAAGATAAAGATAAACAATCTAAAGCTATTAAGAATCTAGCAGTATCTGCTTTATTCGTAGGTAGCCCAGATAATATCTTATTCGATACTGAAGTGAAGAAGAAGTTTAAAATGGAGTTTAGCTCTAAGTTAGCTAGAAGAAGCTTCTTTAACTATTCACCTATCCTACCACCAGCTAAAGAGTATCTATCTATAAAAGATCTACTTGCAGAAAAGATTACTCTTGAAGACGAAGCTAAGAAGATTATAACAGAGTATGAAAGCATCTTCTTAGGTATCGCTCAGAGAGAGATAAGTAAGCTCGGTACTCCGTTAAATGTCTCAAATGAAGTTAGATCACTCTTTACTTTATATAAAGAGTATAACGAAGCTACCGCAGAGACTATTAAGAAGCAATATCCTATATCTAAGATAGTTAGATCTCACTTACAATGGAAGGCTCTAAAGCTAAGTGGAGCAATAGCTCTATTTAGAGGTAAAGATACTATTGAAACTGAAGACTATGTAGATGCTTGTAAGTTCTGTGAACTATTAGATGAAGATATGAGAAACTTCGAGATAGAGCTAGTAAAAGAACCCTACGAATTATTCGTAGGATTAGTGCAGCAACTACTCGAAGACAATAAGTGCTTCGTTAATATCCACTTACTTAAAAAGCTAGGGTATATACAAGGTAGTTCTGGCATAGCTAATAAACTAAAAGAGTTAGCTACTCTTGCAGGAAGCTATGATGAAAGTGGTATCTATAGAGCTTTAGAAAATGGTATTGAATATACCAAGATTATAAAAACTAATGCTCTAGGTGTTAGTTATCTAGCTTGCAGTGGCTCTAAAGAAGAGAGAGCTAAAAAGTGCTCTAGTGGTTTTACTTATGCAGAAACAGATTTCAAAGCTCTTGGTGATATGCTCACTAAAGACTATGCCTATTCTCCATTTAGATTTAAGAATGGAGTGAGATCTAAAGCTAGTGTAGATAGTGGAGCTAAATGGATATGCCTAGATATTGATAAGAGCCTATTTACTGATGAACAGACTCATGAGATACTTGCTAACTTTAATCACCATATTGTGAGAACTAGTGATCCAACTAATGCCTATAAGTTTAGAGTACTCTTAGAGCTAGACAGCTTCGTAGATTTAGACGAGAAGACTTATAAAGCCTTCATTAAAAGTATCTGCGAATATCTAAGCTTAGATGCAGATATACTCCCTAAATCTCAGATATTCTATAGCTATAGTGGTAGAAATATTCTTTCAGTCACTAATAAATCTTGCATAGAGGTAAGAGAACATCTACTTCAAGCTAACGATGAAGCTAAAGCTCCGCAAGTTGTTAGTACTCTAAATGAAGCTCAAAAGCAAGCTCTACTTTCTTCTCCACTAGATACATTCAACTATGCATTTAATGCTAGAGATGGTGAAGGTAGTGTAAGCCTTATACGAGCAGCTAAACATGCTAGGGATTTAGGTATGAGTACAGAAGAGATTATCTCACTTATGAATGAGATTAATGAATACTGGGAAGTACCTATGGAGTCTAAAAGATTCGAAAATACGATTATAAATCAGATAAGGAACTGGAAATGAGTACAAGAAGTTATATAGGTAAATTAGACGATAAGACTAATGATGTTAAGTTTATCTATTGTCACTGGGATGGTTATCCAGAATATGTAGGTTATATGCTGGATACTTATTACAAAGATCCTGAAAAGGTAAATGAGCTACTTAACTTGGGTGATATATCAAGCCTAAAAGAGAATATACAACCTAAGGGTAAACATAGTTTTGATAACCCTGAAGAGAACGTTACTGTAGCTTACTTTAGAGACAGAGAAGAATCTTGGAATGATGTAGCTCCTAAACATACTCAATTAGCTAATTATGAGAAAGGTGACGATATGATTGATTACTTTTATCTCTTTAAAAATGGTGAGTGGTATGTAGATAGAGAGAATGGTTTAAGCCTATGGACAAGAGTATCAGACTTACTCCAGAACAAGTAAAAATCTATGACTACTTCACTTCAGATAATCCTAGACCTAATAGAATAGTTGTTCTTCGAGGTGCTGCAGGTACTGGTAAGAGTTTTGTACTATCTCAGATAGTTAAAGACTATAAAGGATCTGTTCTAGTAACAGCTACTACTCATAAAGCTAAAAATAATCTCCAAGCTTCTATAGGTGTTAAAGCATACACAACTCACAGTGCATTAGGCTTTAATATGACTCGTAATGGTATAGAACAATATCTAAGCGATATTAGAGAGCCTATAGAGGCTGATCTCTTAATAATCGATGAAATGTCTATGCTACCTAATAAAGTCTATCAGAAGGCTCTAAATGGAAGCTATAAGCATATCTTGCTTGTAGGAGATGAATGTCAGTTATCTGCTATAGGTCTTAAAGCAGATATTAAACCTGATATGGAAGTTATCTTAACGCAGCAGATGCGTCAATCTATTAGTGATCAGAAGTTACATCAGTATCTAGAATCTCTTAGATCTAGTATTAAATCTAAGCAATTACCAGACTTTAGAAAAGACTTACCAGATAGCATCATTCTTTACGAGAACCATAAAGATTTCTGTAAAGCTTACTTAGAGTGCAATAGTTCTAAAAGAATACTAGGCTATAGCAATAGTGTTATAGATAGTTATAACAAGGCTTTAGCTGATAAAGAACTATATTCTGTAGGTGATCTATTAGTCTTAGATAAACCTATAGGCTATTGTAAGAATGGTGATATAGTTGAAATCTATGACGTTCAGAGATCTAATGAAGGTATCTGGGATATTCATGCTATTAGTAATGATGGAGAATCTATTAGATTTCGTATCTGTAAAAGTAAAAAGCAAGAGAAATGCATCCTAGATGAAGTTCTTAGAACTGATCCTGAATCTTACTGGAGTATAGCAGATACTTATATGCACCCTAAGCATACCTATGCTAGCACTATTCATAAAGCTCAAGGTATGACTTTAGATGAAGTATTCATAGATGCTACAGATATATACAAGCAGTTATATCGAAAACCTACTAGATATAACAACTATAATAAACCTATTAGTATAGAGGAGTTTTTAAAACTAACATACGTAGCAATATCTCGTATGAAGTATAAAGCTCACTTATTCGTAGGCGAAACAAGAAACTATAAAAACTTAAAGGAGAAAACTTGCAATCAGAAATAGTTGATGAGCTAATTAGGCTCATGTCTAGCGTAAGAAGGATTGTATCTATTCTAATGTCTCAAGATAATAGTACTAAGACATCTTCTAATCTTGTTCAAGACATAAAGAGTGAGATACTAAAACCTGTTAGCGAAGTTAAAGATACTAATAACCCTTTTAATCAGCCTAAAGCTAAAAAACATAGATGGACAGATTCAGAGGTAAAACAGATAATGTATTGTGCTGATCCTAAGACAGCAATGTCTAAAAGACAGTTCTCATATCTTCTAAGAACTTTACCTAATAGCCTTACAGCTACTGCAGTAAAGAATAAGGTCTATGACTTAGGTCTTGCAGTCAAGAAAGGAGTTGTATGTTCACGAACAGAGTAAAGATAATTCAAGTAAATGAGTATCTATGTGAGATAGAAACTGAGATCGAGATCCCTAGAGAGCAAGCCATAGGTATGGCTCTTAATTACTTTGAGAAAGCTTCTGATGAAGAGAAACAAGAAATGCTCATAGAAACAAGAGAGACAGGAGAAATACAATGACTCCATTAAAACCTATGAACTATCAAGAAAACTACTTAGATCTCTTGCCTGAAGGAAGTTTCAGAATAAGCCCATCTAGTGTAGCTAAGTTCACTGAAAAAAAGTGGGAGTGGTATCAAGAGAATGTTCTTGGTAATAAGATATTCGAAGGTAGTACTTCTACTGTACTAGGCTCATGCGTTCATAGAATAGCAGAGAGCTATATTAAAACTAAAGCAGTAGATAAAGATGAATTGTACGCCTATATAGATTCTCAATCTAATCCAGAAATAGATAAAGAATATATAAAAGATCAGTTTATACCTATGGGTCAAGCACTTATAGATTACCTAAGAGTATTTGGAATACCTGATAGAAGTGAAGAAGCTATAGCTTGCAAGATTGTAGATAATGTCTATGCAGCAGGAACAGCTGATGCAGTAATCGGTGATACTCTTATAGATTTTAAAACTACATCTAAGACAAGTATAGATGAGACTTATATGCCTAATAACTATAAGTGGCAATTACTTACTTATGCCTATATCTATAGAAAGATGGGAGTAGATATTAATCGTATTCGCATTGTATGGATAACTAATAACATAGTTGGCAGAGTAAGTGAGAAGACTGGTAAGCCTTTAAAAGACTATCCTTCTCAAGTGATCCCTGTTACTCAAGTTATTACTGATGAAGATATGCAATTCATTGAAGACTATCTTAGATTGATTGCTGAAACTTATCTTAAAGGTGTAGAAGATCCTAAGTTAGTCTATCTACTCTATTCAGATTACAGATTAAAGGAGAAATAATTGAGTACTAAAATACTTGTAAGTGGTTATGAAGCTAGTGGTAAATCTACCCTAACTTCTAAAATAAAAAATGCGTTGGTTATAAACTTCGATAAGAAAGAATATAGCTTTAATGTACCTCATGCTAATTTTAAAAACTATGAAGGCATGGAGAGTGTAATAACTTTTATCAATGACAAGATAAAAGCATATAAGGAAAAGTTTAAAGAGTTTCCGAAATTCATAGTTATCGATACTGTCACTCAACTCTATGCAGCAATGACTAGATATAACTCTGTTAAATATACAGGCTTTAAAATCCATGAACAGAATAATATTGATACCTTAGATTTAAACAATTATATTGAGAATGTTCTGATAGCTAATGGAGTATCAGTAGTCATTGTAGCTCATACAATGGTAGACGAGAAGAGTGATAGACATATTATACCTGCTCAAGGTCAATTCGCTAAAGCAGGCAGTTGGTTATCTATAGTAAATGATAGTTTATTTATAGAGAAATCTAGTGGTAAGTTAGTTGTCTATTTTACTTCATTCAAGTACCCAGCTAGGACAACATTAAAAGACTTACCAGATAAGGTCGGAATAAATGAGTTTGATATCAATGAATATCTCAACAAGCTAGTAAATGCTAAAAATGAAATTGAAGAATATATACTATAAGGAGTTAAAATGAGTTTCTTCACAGCAAGCATAGATAAAAAAGCTATTGCAGAAAACGGAAAAGAGTTTATCACTAAGAGTGGTATTTACGACGTAGTTATTAAGTTCGTCAGTGTTAAAGTCAATGATCATGGTGCTAGAAGCCTAAACTTCAATGTACTATATCAAGGTAGTGAAACTACATTGTATGGACTTAAACTAGATAACAATGATGGAAGTGAAAACTTTCAGAGAAATATCTTTAATAAACTATGTGTTATTGCAGGTATTCAAAATGTTAATGACCCTGTAAAAGAGGTACATAAAGTAGGACGTGATCAGAAAGAAGAGTCATTCGATGTTCTAGATCAGTTCAATGACTTACCTGTTAAAGTCAATATTAGATTTAGATATTCTAAATACAATGGTGAGATCAGAGAACAACGTGAGATTATGGGCTTTTATAGAGAAGATGGTGCTACAGCTAACGAGATCGTATCTGGTACAGCAGTAGGTGTACAGCTTGAAAAAGATAAAAAGTACGCTGAGAACAATCGTTATGATGATGGTCTTACAATCGCTGATGTTGAAGCTTGGAAAGCTAGTAAATCTACAGCTAATGCAGCACAAGCTTCTAAAGATATAAAAGTTCAGACAGCTGACAATCCTTTCAGATCGTAATGTACGCAGCGATAGATCCTGGATCTAACGGTGCTTTAGTTATAGAAACTTCTCCCCTTACATTTATAGACTTTAAATCCCAAAACTTACAAGGCTATATCCATGCCTTGAAATCTAATAAGGTAGATCTATGTATTGTGGAGAAAGTTCATTCTATGCCTAAGCAAGGTGTTAGTTCTACTTTTAGTTTCGGACAGAGATTAGGAGAGATAGAAGGAGTACTTCAAGCACTTGAAATCCCTTACATTATGGTCTCTCCGCAAGTTTGGCAGAAAGCTATAGGTATCCCAGCTAAAGCTGATAAGAAAACTATAGCTAATACCTTAATCAAGCTTTACCCTAATGCTTCTATCTATGGAGCTAAGGGAGGCTTACTAGATGGCAGAAGTGATGCCCTAGGTTTACTTCATTATGCTCATACTAAATACAAGGAGGAATAAATGCTATATAAGGATTTTATCGACGAAGTAGCCTCTAGGTCAGGTATGTCTAAGAAGGGTACGAGAATTACTCTATCTAAGACATTCGAGTTAGCTAGAGAGATCTTACAGAAAGAAGGAAAACTTAATTTCCCCACCATAGGTCACTTCAAGTTACTAAAAGTACCTATCACTAATCTTAGTGGTAAGAAACAGATAATTAGTAAAGTGACTTATACAAGTTCTTATACTTTAAAAAAACTACTGAAAGGTAAGAAATGATCGAGGAAGTTCTAAACGAGAGACAGGATACTCATGGTGACTATAGATTAGTCAGTAAAATTTCTCAGATACTTAAAGATGTCTGTGAAGCTCATTTACAGTCAGACTTAACTCCAGCTAAGGCAGAAGCCTTAGATATGATCTTACATAAGATTGCAAGAATAGTCTGTGGTAATGGTAACTTTAAAGACCACTGGGTAGATATAGCTGGCTATGCAACTCTTGCTGCTAAAGATGAAGAACAAGACAGAGATCTTTTATTGTTTAAAGAACTCTGCGAGATCGTAGTCTATAAAACAGAAGACGAAGAAGCTAGAAAACAAGCTATCAGAGATTTCTTTAAAACAATAAGAGGGGAGTAATCCCCTTTTTAAGTAAGGATACTTATATGACTAAAGGCGAAGCATTAGTTAGGCAACAAGAAAGTCAGCGAATGGTGAATGGTGTCTGGGTATTCGATGAACTTGAGCCTTATGAACCTTTTGCGACTAAAGCTGAAGCTTTCGAATACTATGGAAGAAAGCTAGATGAATACTGGCTTAGTAAGATAGAACTACATAAGAAATCTAAATTTACTAAGCAAGATATTCTAAAAATATTAAAAGGTAGATACCTAAATGGAGAATAATAATGAATAATTTACAAGAAAAAATCGAGATTATCTGAGCTATGGAGAAAGGATTAACTATTCAGTATTCTGAAACTGATGGTGAAGAAGATGACTGGGAAGACCTAAAGACTACTGAATTAGACTTTGATCTATATACCTATAGAGTAAAACCTAATAGTAAGCCTAAGAGTAATCCAGATGCTAGATTCAAGGTAGGGGATAAGCTAGTTCGTATAGCAGACGAGGGTATACTCAATCCACCTATAGTTACAGTAAGAGGCTTTAGTACTACAGGAGAGTATCAGTGGGAAGAAGTGTATAACAGAACTCCTATAGAAGCCATAGATGTTAATTATATGAATATCAACGAGGTCTATTGGTGGCACGTTATTCACTATAAGAAAGAGGATAGATATACCTTAGCTCCAACTATGATGAAGCTAGGAGAGGTTAAAGGTTGGGCTAACGAAGTGTATGAGCCTATGTTTAGTATGGGATTTAGGATCCCTCGAGGAGAAGAAAATGAATCTAGAAGAGAAGATTAAGATACTTACTGCTTACGAAGAAGGTAAGACAATAGAAACATACTATCGATCTGAGGGTAAGTGGTGTAAGATAAATCAAGATGTTTGGGATTTCGAAGATGGTACATATAGAGTTAAATCCGATAGAGATACTAAGTTTAAAGTAGGAGATACTCTTGTATTTAAAGACTCTGAAGAAGGGTTATGTCCAATGACATATACAATCACAGACATTGACGAAACCAATTATAAGTTTGAATATACAAGTCCTACTGCTATCGAAGAGGTAGATAAAGATTTCATCAACGAAAGAGATGTCTTGTGGTACTTCGAGATATACGACTATATCTCTAAAGAGTACTCAATGTACCCTAAGAGAATAACTAGAGCTGAGTTAGAGAAAGAATATGCATCTAAACACGATACTTTTAGATGGAAGCCTATATACGCTCTTGGATTTAAACTAAAGGAGAACTGATGTTTGAGAAAGAGATTAAAGAAACTGTTGAGAGGTATATCTCTAAAGGATGGTATTTAGAGAAGTATAGAAAGATACCTATTCAAGAAGATATAGTTAAGCATATATCTGAAGCTACTCCATATACTTATGAGATTATAAACAATCTTATTGCTTATCCAAGCTTGTATAGCAAGATATGCAATATAGTTAAAGAGGAGTTTCCGTTACTCGATGACTGCATTAGCTTTATGAAAAAGGAGAAACTGAAAGCTATTGACTTTAATACTCTCTTAACTAAGGAGAATAGCATAACGTTTGACGAAGAAGCAATGAAGCTTAAGCTAAGGATTATCCAAGAAGAGTTAAAGCCTTATACTAATAGGTTATTTAACGAATTACCACTAATGGAGAGCAGGTCTAATGCTCTATTCGATACTGTATCTAAGGAGAATTAATGGAGTTAAAGATAAACATTGAAGACTATGTATCTGAAGACGACATCAAACAGATGTGTAAAGAGAGTGTGAGAAGCTATCTAGATAAACAGATAAGTCAATTTAAAGATATTAAAGACTTTATCTCTGAAGCTGTCTATGGTTCAGTATATGGAGAGTTCTTAAAGACTATCTTTCAAGAGAACCCTGAAGCAGTAGAAGAAGCTCTAAGACAACTAAGGAAACTGGTTAAAGATGGAGAGTTCATATCTAGCTATGCTCTATTTGGCTATAGCATTGAGCCAGATGCTAGTGATAGATACTATCGACCAGCTACATATAAAAGAGCTACATACATCAATACCTTAGTTCAAAATATGCTGAAAGAGAACGAGGAAGCTATTAAGGATAAGATTAAAGAGATAGCTTTTAGTAGAGTAGAAGCTTCTACACTTAAAGGGATTAATGAAGGAGACTTCGACCTATCTTACTATATTCTTGATGCTCTAAGGAAAGGACTGAAATGAGAAACATTAAATATAAAGCTTGGGTAAAGAACCTTGATCTAAACAAGTATATCTTACAAGATGTACTTAGGTTAGATTTCTTTCTAGACACTAAAACTCTAGCTAAAGTGCATACTAAGTCATTTAGACAGCATAATCCTTTTGAGGTAGTTTTCGATAGTTATGACCCTAATGAAGTAGAGCTGCTAGAGTTCACTGAGTACTACGATATGGATGGTAATGAGATATATACAGGTTATATCGTTAGCTTCTTAGCTTCTAATCAGAATTATATAGGTGTTGTTGAGTGGGATAAAGATGCTACTAGCTATGTACTTAGAGTTAAAGACCACTACAATGAGTACTTTAACGAAGTAGATGACCTAAAAATCTTAGGGAATATCTATGAGAATAAGGAGTTACTAAATGTGTAAGTTTTCAGATGGAGATCTATTAATACATAGGTTTAGAGAAAGACAAACTATAGATCCACTAATGTACTTTGAAGTAGTTACTGGGCTACAACAAGGAGAATACTTCTTATCAGACTATGGCACTATAGATATAAAACAAGCTGAAAGAGAGTACGTTAAGGTTACTGATGTCTTATGGCAACATTACATTCTAGATACTACAACTAATAAGCTGACACCCTACAATGGTCCTATGACTATTGAAGAAGCTAGAGATTTATATGCTCCTAGTAAGACTACAGATAAGATACTACTTACAGCTTACTGGGAAGGATTTAGGATACCTATTGAGATGGAGTTCGTTGAAGATGATGTCTTAGTACGTAGATCTGATGCAGGACGATCTTTAGAAGATAACGATAAATATCTACCTAAAGTTGTAGAAACTAATCAATCTGAAGAGATCTATTACCTATCTAATGGAACAGCTATAGATGTTAAGTCAGCCCAAGAGATGTATCTAGAGGCTTTTGGTAACAATGTTCTATGGTATTGGGAGTTTAAGACAGATGGTGATTGGTCTATACCTACATCTACTAGAAAGTCATTTCAAGATACCTTAGAGATCACTAGCATAGATGGTAAATCAGTTACAGAGAGGCGAATACTTTATAGTCTCGGATTTTCAATAAAGGAGTAAAAGTGAAAAAGTTTTATGAAGTCAGGATAGTAAATGAAGATAGGCAACATTTTCATAAAGCATTCTTGAAAGAAGAGAATGCTGAGAAAGAAGCTGCTGAGCAGAATGCTAGAATACGAAAAGATAGTGATAAAACTATCTTTATAGTAAAGGCTCATGTCTTCGCAGATAGTGAGAACTAATATGAGTGAATCTGAACTTCTTGGCATCTTTACAAGAGCTTTAGATTTATCTCTATCCAAAATTGTAGATACCCTAGAACTAAGAGAGTTACAGAGAATGTATCCTAAAAAGATCAAGGGTAATACTCAAGCTGCAGAGCTATTAGGTATCACTCCTAATGCTCTTAGGCTTAGAGTATTTAAGGCTATCTATCTACCTAATATTCATTATAAGAAAATTTCAGATAGGATATTAGTTTGGGATAGAGATGCCTTACTACAAGAAAGGTTTAACAATGAAACTATACAAGCGTAATAATATTATTTATGCTGATTATGTCAAGGGAGGTAAGCGATACAGACAGAGTTTAAAATTAGAGTGGAATAAGACTAATCTTAATTATGCTAGAGTAGAACTGATACCTAAGCTTATGCAAGATAAGCCTAGAGAACTAATGCTCTTCGATGCCTTAGATTTATCCCTAGAACTAGACGAAAACTATTTACGTAATTCTTCTCTGCAGAATATTATCTATACTATATCTAGTATAAAGAAGATGGTTAAGAATAAGAGTATTCAAGAGATCACTGTTATAGATGTAGAAAAGTTCTCGATTATGCTATCTAAGCAAGGCTATTGCTCTAATACTATTAAGAATTATCTAATGGTACTTAGTAAAGCTTTTAGGTATGCTATAAAGCAAGGTATTATTACCTTTAATCCAGTCTATAATATAAAGGTAAATACTAAACAGAGCTTAACTAGAGTCATATACTCTAAAGAGGATATACCTAGATTGATCAATAGTGCTAAAGGGGAGCTAAGACTTGTATTATTACTAGCTTTCTATTCTGGAGCTAGGATAGGAGAGATACTAGCATTGACATCTAAAGATATATCTAGTGAGTTTATCTCTATATCTAAGACAATAGCCATTAATACAGGTGGATTACATCCTACTAAAACGAATAAACCTAGAGTTGTCTATATACCTAAAGAAATCCTAGCAGAGTTCAATAACTTCGAAGGATTTACCATGTCTTATCAGAGACTAGGTAGAGCATTTCAGAACTTATGTAATGCTTTAGATTTACCCTATGCAGGATTTCATAGCCTTAGGCATACTTATGCTAGTTTATTACTCAACGATAAGGTTAATCCATTAATTATTAAAGAGGCATTAGGACACTCATCTATGAAAATGTTAGAGCAAGTTTATGGACATTTTACTGGAGTGAAGACTGAAGATAAAGAAGCTATAAAAGCTAGTCTTGACACGATTAGGACACATCAAGACTAGATAGAATTGAAATATGGGCTTTTAACAATATTGCAAAAATATTTCTTAAAGCAAAAAATAATCTCTATAATGTGCATTTCTATCCTATATTTAGACATTCTAGTGATCTTAGAAATTATCCTAAGACTAGTAGTATTTCTAAATCTTGACACAATTTATGGCACACTAGGGGAAAATCCCCTAGTATTATTTAAAATATTGAAAGCTAGCTGGTGTCATTGCATTACCTAGTTGGGTAATAGGGTTAGAGAATAGGACATCATAATTCTTCTCAATTACTGAAGAATCGAATGGTGTCTCTAGATCTAAGCCAGCCTTAGAGTTCAATA